TATCATATTTACTTGCAGTAGGATTTGCCATGGTTACTACTGCTCCTTTATTTAGTGCAGCAGTACGTTGCCCACTTGGATCTTCTACAGGTACGTATTGACCGCCTGTTCCTTTATTACTAATAAGCCAATTGCCTTCACTATCTTTTTGATAATAAGAACCTGGACGTTTAGCATAAGTATATATACTACCTCCATCAGGATACTGATTCATTGCTCCTCCCATAGCATAAGGAGCAGGGTATTGTCCCATGCTTGATGCATAGACACTATTTTTTAATCCTCTACCTCCTTGTTGAAAGCTATCTTCTGGTAAAGAGTAATCAGGTTTCATTTGTCCTCCATTGCCGTAGTACCTTCCTAATGCTGAAGCATAAACACTTGGTAATAAGTCTCCGTGAATATTTCTATCGTTTAGGGGCCCACCATCTGCAAAAGGTAAAGCAGTTGTATCTCTAAAAATCTTTGTACCTAAAGATTTATAATAAGTGTCAATAATACTAGGAGTCTTTTTCATTAGAATACTTGATAATCAAAGTAAGACATTAAACGATTCATGATTAACTCTTTGTTCTGAGAGTTATCAAAGTATAAAGTTACTACAAAATATGTACTACGTAAACGTCCTTGTTGGTTACCACTGTTTTGATCTCTTGGAATTTTAAGTCTCCACTTGTCAAATTTACGTTTAAATCTTGCAGGTGAAAACGGCACTACGTTTGTATCTTGATATTGAGTAGAAATTCTAAACGCAGTAATAGTTTGCCCTCTATCTATAATTTTATTGTTATCTCTTACAATAGAATTAAATTCCATTGTGCGTAGTATCTTGTTAACATCTGCTTGTGGATTAACTACTAATGTTAACTCACAAGGTTCTTGTATACCATAGAATACTCCCCAATCACCTATACCATTAGTATAAAGTTTGTCTTGTGATAATGCATGAGGGCTTAAAATAATATCTCCATTTTGAATCCAAATTGTAGGAGCCATTGAATACCTAGAAGAAAACTGTTGAGCTAATTCGTCAAATACTAATGTATCAGAATTATATACTTGTTTTGCTGTTGCAGGTAAACTATTTGCCAAAAGATCAATTACTGCTTGAGGTCTTGTACTACCAGAAGTAAACGTATTAGTTACGTAATAATAAATATTAGTATTTGAGTCGTATACAATTGTACCTACGGCATATAAAATGTTTGTAAGTAAAAGAGCAGAAGAAGCTTTACTTAAAAAAGTAAATAATACTTCGTCGTTTATAATATCTTTTCCAATGTGAACCCCTTTACCTAAAATAGGATTATCCCCTCCATTTGCTTTACGAGTAAATACATCATTAGGTAATGACTGTAAAAAGCTGTGCATTCCTTTAATCTCTGAGATAGCGCTATTTGCAGTTTGTCCTGATTGCGCTTGCATCATAAATATTTTTCTATGGAAAGCATCAAAGAAATATATACCAGCTTCCGTAGTTTCTACTGCCCATTGATGAATAGCACCATGTACTTTAGAATAATAGATGTGCTTACCAAAGCCTAATCCTGTACCTAATTGTGTAGGCACTCCATCAGCAGTAGTAGTGACAGCTGCGCGATTGATAGCGTATGCCCCTACTCCTTTATCTTGAACAAAGTATACAGTATCTTTCCAGTTTATTACTTTATTAATAGGTCCATAATCATCTACGTCATAGTAGTTATTTAAACCAAACTTAGTCCAAGCATCTACTGTTTCTTCATTAATTTTTACATTAGATAAATAAGCTCTAATATCATTAGCTCCACTAGTTTGTATATTAGCAGGTTGTACATAAAAAGCTAAATCATCATTTTGCCTAGAATAAATTAAATTATAGCTATACATATCTAATACTTTAGCATACGGAGCTTCAGCGTTATTAGTTTCTTGTCTAAAAGCTGGTATTATTGTACTACCAAATTCATACTTAACTCCTGTACGAAGAGTAGCACCATTTGCTAAATCAAGATTTAATTCACTTTCTAGTGCAATAATTTCTGTGCGAGTACTGTCTCTGCGATATTTATTATCTGAGTAAAATGCTGTATTAAATTCTACTAACCCAGATTGTACAATAAACATATTTACAAAAATATCTCCACCAAATACTTTAGGATTTGTATTTGCAGGATTTATAATAGGAGAAGCAGGAATAAATTGATTAGCCTCTAAACTATCTGTAGTATATCCTCCGTATACTTCTAATTTAGGTAGTATGCATTCAGTAATTGGAAAGTATCCATTATAACTTCCTGTAGGAGCAAAAGTAGTTCTATTTACAGGAAATACATTATTAGGTGCTTTAAAAAAATCATCAGTTGACCCTGTTATAGGAGCATTAGTAAAAAAGTCATTAGTAATTTTTTGTACTTTACCTATAACACTTGTTCCTGCTTTAAAAAATTCGGGAACTTCACTAGTTCCAGCACCTTGTTGAGGTCTATTTGGATTAACTTGCGGATCGCTTGCATCAAAATAATTATCCATGCACCAATAATTTCGCATGTAATACCCATCAAATAATCCAGTTATTTTTACCTCGTAATCACAATCGTCTTCCATTTTAAACTTAGCATTAAATTGCCAACGTTTAATATTTTCAATACTATTAAAATTTACAGGATAAGTATCGTAATACTGATTTCTTATATCTTGTGATCGATTTCCTAAACCTTCTGCTTCAAAAGTTAAAGTAGGAGTTGCGTATTGCAATCTATTTGTATAAGCTCCAGTAATTAATAAACAAGGATTGCTTCCTAAATTTAACATTAAATCGGCAACATTATTCTTATCAAAAGAAATTTCTGGAGAATAAAATCCTAAATAAGATCCTAATCTTAAATAATCTAAGTATTGCGGAACGTAACTAGTTGCAGAACTATTTTCTAAAGTACCAAATGATGCATTAGGTTCGGAAGCAGCAGGATAATAAGGATATAAATGTAATACATTACTGCTTCCATTTACTTGTAAATCAAATCCTCCTGAGCCTGTAAAATGTGGTGCGTCTACAGGATTATGATAAAATCCTCTCAATAATCCTTGAGAAAGTCTTCGTTTATCTACATTTTCTCTTTTTACTCTAACTATCTGGTAACCAGTAATATTATTTAATAATCCTGGACAAGTGCTAAAATCTATATTAAATTCTATGCCCATAGAATATCCCATAGTGTGTTCACTAGCAGGTTTCTGTTTGCTAATAGGCCAAAATTTATATCCTGAATTATTAACTACAGAATCTATTTCTGAAATATCAGGAAATTTAATATCTCCTATATATTCTACAAATGTAGCTTCTCCTTTAATAGTGTAAAATACAATACCAAAACGATAAGTCTCTCCTCTTTTGTAACCTCTTAATAATCCTGAAATAAACGGAGAGGCATTGTTAGAGAAAGTTGTATTAGCATATGGTCCATATCCATCATTTAAATTATGAGGAGTTGCATCAGGAGAATCAGTTACAAAAACTGTTCCTACGGTATTTCCTATAAAAGGAGCAGTTTTATCTAAAGTAAATTCTTCTAAATGAAAATTATAAGTAATATTTGGACCTTGACCTCCTAAACGTAATCCATCACTTTGGTATCTGTACTGTGAATTAGTTTGCCAAGTTTGATTCCAATGTGCATCAGAATTATATTCTGTATTAAATGCATTTTTTAAATTATTAATGGCAGTGCCTGGAGTAAATGGAGGAATTGGTGATCCCCCATTAAATTTATATCTCCTAGTTTTTGCATCAAATGTTTGTCCAGCAGGAAGTAAATCCTTAAGACTTACTAATGATTCTTTAATATTAGCAATTAATAAAGAACTATCTTTTTGAGTTATAGTCTTAGGCGTCTTAAAAGCATAGTTTCTAGATAAAAAATCTAATAACTCTAAATCAAAAATACTATTTTCTCCTCCTGTATATGTAAAAGTAATACTTGTTTGACTAGCAATAACAATCTCTTCTATAGAAGTAACTTCTGTTGTTGCAGTATTAGAAGATTTATAAATAGAAATAAACTCTACTTTATAAAAATTCAAATAGTTAGAAGTGTTTAAGGTAATAGTAAGAGATTTACCGCTATTAACTACAGTGCTATTTCCATTATATGTATTAGAGTTTCCTGCAGATTCACTGTCAGAAACAACGTGTATTAAATTACTTGGAGGAGATATTAAAGTTTGTTTTCCATCAGCAGTAGTTAATCGATAAGCAATTTGATAGACTCCAGTATTTAAACTACCTCCACCTGCTATAGTAGTAAATAAAGGCTGAGTAAATTTAACATCAGGAAAAATATCTATTAATCCCACAGGTAAAGTAGCTAAACTAGGATCTACTACATTAATAGATCTAAAAAAGTTATTATAATCTGTCCAATAAACTCTTTGAATACTTTCGGATTCAAAACGACCTAATGCTTCAATTGGCCACTGTTTCTTAAAATTTAACGCTGCATTATAGTAGACTAAATTAAAAGTAGTAATAGCTTTTGTTGCGGGATTATATTCTAAATTATATATCCAACCTTTAGTACCACTATCATCAGCAACAAACAAAATAATTTTTGTTCTAATTGTAGCATAACCTATAACAACAGGATTTAATGCTGTCCATGCTCCTGGAGGGGTACTTACTACAGGTAAAGTAACAGCTAAAACATTTCCTTTAATATTAGTAAAACCTCCTAATGAATCCCCCGTAGTTGTAGTAATTCTTACATCTAAAGCATCAATATAAAAAGTAGCTGCCAAACTATCGTAGGCAGTATCTTTATTCATTCCTTGGTAGGTATTTATATGTTGCTCCATGTTAAACTATTAGGATGTTGCTGGGTTAGGCCCATTGACACTTGGTGATACAGCATTGATAGTAGATACTAATGCTACACCAGATTTAGGTCTAAATTTACGTTGTTCAGGTAACTGCATATTTGCAAAGAAAGATGCATGATCCTGTAATTGAGGAATAGTACGAACTACAGAGTTTTTCACTGTCTCCGCTTCGTCTACACCATTCCATTGTTTTGCATGGTTTACTGCTTGTGCAAAGTACCATTCTTTATCTTGCTCGATCATTTGATAAACCTGTGGGTTGATTTCTCCACGAATTAATAACTTACGAGCAATACGTTGTGCAATGTAATGCGCACCTGCTTCTAACCATTGTTGTTCTGCAGGAATAGTAGGGTATCCACATTCGTCAGTCGGTATAGCACTGTATGACATTGCTAAGATACCTTCGTTCATGGAACCAAAGATGTATCCTTGTCCTACTGTATAAGTCTCGCGACCCTCGGTAGTATAATCTCTATCATCTAAATGATATCTGTTGTGGAAGTAATCTGTCTTCCAACGCATTGGATACATTCTTCCTTTACCACATTCAGCCTCTTCAATAGTACTAACTCCTACAATATGAGCAGTTTGTCCTATCTTATATAAGTCGTAAGGTAAATCACCTCTCCCGTCGCAAATTTGAATATAAGCGATTTTCTCTTCCATAGTCACTGGCACATTAGTATGCGCCATAAACTCTGCAAGCCACTCAACGCCTTCTTCTTCTTTGACGTCGTAGTTAAAACCAAAATCCCTGATAGTTTTATCAAGGATTGTTTTGTAGGAGACTGTTTTACCTGAGTACATTACATTAAGTTTTTAAGTACTGATTCTAAGCGGCTAGCGATGCCCTCAGAAGTTTTATCTAAAGAAGGATCTTCTGTACTTACAGATTTCTCTGTTTTCCATTCCCACTCGCCTTTGTCATTTTTACAACGACATTCTTTTGTAATAATGTATCCACCATCTACTTGCTCAATGCGAGTTTCTTCTGAACCACCATCTTCAAATTCTTTGCGAGTAATTTTAACAGTAGATTCTACTGCCTTACCGCCTGACGTCATTTCCATTGCTTCATCCATAATAAAATGTTTTACGGTTAGGGTCTTTAACTATTTGAGCAATTAACCTAGAATATTGTCTAGATGCTTTAAAAGTATAAAAACTCTTGTATTTTAAATTAGTTGTAAAGTTATCCCAAAAATGCTCATAGTATTCTTGATTTGTATGATCATTCTCGTGATAAATTAATGTCTTATTATTTATCTGTGTAATCTCATCTCTTGTTAATCCTGGATACTTAGTTTCCCAGTATTCCCAAGTAGCTGACCAATTTACTCTTAAACTCTTGGAGCGTTCTCCATTCTTTTTAAAAAAATGCATTTGCTTGCTTCTGATCCTAAGTTTACCTACTCGGTTTATCTTTAGTTCTAAGCCTGTCTCTACAATTTCTGTACTAAAAGTACTTAGCAAATCTCGTAAAAATTTATTATAAACACTGCGCTCAACTACTTTTTCTTTTGCATTCTCTGAGTAGTATTTATAAAACTGGTCCTTCTTGATATCACCAGCTATTTTACCTTTGCCTCTTTTTAAAAAATTATTGTCCTCCACTTGGTTGTCCTCCTATGCCTAAGCTACCTTTTTGATCTTGTGCATTATTAGCCTCATCTTTTTGACCTATTCCTTTTTGCATCAATTGTTGAAGTACTAATGGTTTAATATATGCCCACATCCACATATTTAATGGATATGCATCAGAAGCTGTCCAACAAGGAGTCTCTCCTGCGCAATTATAATAACCTTGTAACTCAGTAGGATCTTCAAAGATTCCACGTACACTAAGATACTTCATCATTAAATGTGCAGAAGCTTTACTAGTAATGTATAAATGCTTGCCGTAAAAGAAAGTGTAAATGCTTTTTTGAGTAGTTCTACCGTGGCCTATGTAAGGTACGCGCGAGTAATCAATAAGTATAAACCTAGGTTTCATTATGTCAGCAGGGCCAACACTTGCAATACCTTTTGTAAAGAAAAACTCAACTGTATTAGGTATCTCTTTAACAGTACGTAATACTTGACAGCCTGTAGGAACATCTATACAACAATCAATAGGATTAACTAATTCTAATTCTAAACATGTTATCTCTTGTAATATATATGGATCTATACTACGATTCTTGTTATACTCATTTCTAATCCATAGTGATCTCTGCTCGTTAATTAAATCTGTATAGAGCTCATAGGAATTTGAGGACTCTATTGAGTTTATTTCTAACGACTCATCAATCTGAGCATGTAAATCATTTAGTGATAACATAATTACAAATATACGATTAATTAATTAGCGCCCTTGACCTCCGTAAGCTTTTTTATAGTTCTTAGAACTTTTAATCTTAGAAGTTTGGGTTTTAGCATGTACTCCTGGACGTGAGACTTTTACTTTAGCTTTAGCGCCTCCCGTACTTTCTTTAATCTTAGCCATTATCTATTCTTTAAAGTAAAGTTACAAATAGTAATAAGATAGAAGTTTCTAGACTTGTCTATCTCAATGTTAATTAAATCTACAGCAGAGATTCTCAATCGAATCATGATTTTATCCCACTGCTTATTAGTTGTTTTCCAATTGTTTCTTAGTTTCATAATGTAAATATAAAAAAATATTAAATAGGGAATTTGATACTATCAATTGATTTTAACGTAAGGTCTCTATTATTAGATGTATCTCTACGTGTATTAATTATTAATATTCTACTTCCCACAGGTTTTGGTGGAGCTCCGCGTTCTACGTGCCATCCTTTAGATCCTTCTCCGAACTCTTCTTTGTAAGTACCTGTAATCATCATATGAATTTGTCTGTGTTTCTGAGAGTATCCTGTAGATGCATGTTGCTCAATTATATCACGAGCTATGTTAGTGCATTTGTTTTCATGGATATGTCCCATTGCAAATACATCAAAATCTTCAGCCATTTCAAGAGCTCTTGTAAGGTTAATCTCTCCACGAGTTACTATTCCTCCACCTCCACTACCGTGGAAGTATTTAATTTTAGTAACTATATTAAATTTAGGTCTAGACTCTTGACGTACAATTAGCCATCCACCATATCCTCCTGTCTGAACGTTGCTCCCATTTTTGTAATTAAGTAGGTCCACAAATCGTTGTAAGATGTCAGTCTCCTGGCGTTTAATTACAGAAGTCTCATGATTGCCGTAACCAATCACAGTAATCAGATGCGCATACGGTGAAAAGAAATCTACCGCTGTTTCTACAATAGAATCAAGGTACTTAATATTATTGTGCTCAGGACGGATATCAGATTTAGTACCTCTTGGGTCCCATTTTCCTTGCATTAAACAAAACGTATCCCCATTAAACATCATAGGAATAGAATTTTTTAAACAATAATTTAAATCTCTTTTTAGTAGATCCCAATCGCATTTCGGATTATCCCAGTGTATATCTGAGAACATTGCTATCTTAACTTTTGATCCGCTAATTTTTAATTCATGGATATTCTTTGAATGTCTGATTAATTCCATTATGCTTCGTTTTGGCTGATAGCACCTTTAGCACTTAAAATTACTTTACGAACATTTGCAGGTTGTGCAACTTTCCATTTAGTTCTCCTTGCTTGGTACAATCTTGATTTCACAATTCTACTTACACTCATTGCATTTCCTTGATTTCCACCAAGCACATGATAACAATCTTTATCTTCGCCAACATATATTCCTACATGTCCTCCTCCGTCTCGTTTAAATGTTAAGATATCTCCTAGCATTGGCTCACTTACTTTTGTTCCGTAATTGGCCCATGATAATGCCCATAACGGCTTGTCTACTACTTCTACTCCTGCTTTATGGCAAGCATAAGCAATTGCTAATCCGCACCACGGAATCTCATCTGCTGTATATACTTTCTGTAGTCCCACTTCTTTTGCCCATCCTAAGATTACTGGGTTATGTTGTTTACCTACTACTTCTTTGGTTCCTAATAGCTTCACTGCTTCAACAAGGAGTTTCGGAGAAGTTTCCGATTTTAAAAAGTCATAACTCATAAATTAATTTTTTATGTTTTTGTATGTATCCGAGATTTTCTCGATAGTTCCTCTGATTTTCTTTACTATATCAAACACAGATTTAAGCATGTTATTACCTGTGATATCAAACCAATTTTCGTTTATAGATGCTAATTCTATTAATGCAAATATGCAAAGCAATAAATTAGTATACACAGCTTGGGTAGGAAGAGTTACATTGTAACCTAAAAATTTTATTAGACCATTAGAGAATGGAGTAAAAGCATAGTAATCTAATGGAAATAAAGCTCCAGCAAAAATATAATATCCGCTAGCCTTAAATATATAACCTCTTCTTAAAATTTTTGATTTAAATACATCTCTGTATTTTCTTTTTTCTGCGCATGCAATCTTTTTTAGAGAAATTAATTTGACTACTGTGTCAATTAAAATTACAAACATTAATAACAACGCACACATCTCAACTGGAGCAAATATTGCTCCTACTCCCATAATAAATATTGTAATTTTTTCTTTCATGATTTCTTAATAAATTTTATTTACAAGCGCATTAACTTAAAATATTTGGTGATTAATATATAGATTAAATATAGAATTCCAAAAATAAGTAAAAATGCTAGTGCATTATTAAGAAACTTTTTCCACCAGGGATAGTGTTCGTAGTATTTTACGGGGATTTTTTTAGTAATCACTTTAGTGATATACACAGGAGCGCATGCTCCTTGAATATATACCTTTTTCTCTGTAGGTACATACCAAGCTTTTACAGTAACTCTATCTTTTGTTAGAGTTACTGTATCAACTAATTCTTTTAATGTTACTACTGTATCAGTATGTACTTCTGGTACATACAAAGTAATAGTGTCGTGTATAACAACACTATCAATAGTAAGCAACTCAGGGTGCTTAGTAATTAAGCGGTTAAACCTCTTCGCTGGACTGCATGCTAGCAGCAACGATAGGATCAATAAACTCCACAGAATTTTTTTCATTTCCTTGTTCTTGAGCAAGCCCGTTTAAGAAATTAATTAAGGGAAGTCCTAATCTAGTGGGCATTTCGCTAATGTAAGCCTCTAAATTTTTAATGTGTTCTTCATTTAAAACAATCTGTCTTGGTGCTTGTGGTTGATTTGCTGTCATTTTTTTTGTTATTAAATTAATACTCCATGTATTGTAAAACCCAAAGATATAAAATAAATTATTATAATCTGTTATTCTATAATTTCTTTTATAGGTGATTCATTATACCATGACCATCCATCAACTGGGTAGTTGTATGTGTCTTTGTCTTCTCTTAATAGAGTGTAATTAGGAGCATACACAAAGTTAGGTGCATACTGCCAATTGTCATCTTCAAATTTGTAAAATCCTGATGTATCTTCCATAATTATCCTGTTATTGTCCAACCTCTTGATGTTACTATTAATCTATCTGCTGCTGTTAAACCTGCTGCGCCTGTTGATAATGTAATATTTATTGTCTTGGATACAACTACACCTTGCGCAGCCATGTCATTAAATAACTGCACTAAGTTAGCAGTTGACATATTTGTATATGCTACATTTATCTGAGGAGAACTTCCTGTCCATTGACCAGCTGACGCATTAAGTAATCTTACTGATTGCACATCAACTCTACCATTAACTATTGGAGGACCGTTAAGCCCAAGTATAGATAAAGGTCCTGAAAATGAAATAGATGTAAATCTATTATATTGAATGCTGTTGGCACTTGCTAAAGGAGTTGCTGTTAATGAGCCAATTTTATCAAAATTAGTTATAGTTACTAAATTAGCACAACCAGTAAACATAGCATCTATTGAATTTACATTTATTAGTTGTGCAGCTCCTGGTAATACTACAGTTTGTAAAGAACCGCAATCGGCAAATATTGACCCAAAACTAGTTGTTGCTATAGATACAGTATTTGGTAATGTAACAGATTTTATTAATCTACAACCTTGAAATACACTTAAAAAACCAGTGCAAGCATTCATAGATGTGGGCAAAGTGATTGAAGTTAAATTAACACAATTTTGAAATAATTGAGATATTGTTGATATATTAGTCAAAGATGCAGGAAACACAACTGTTTTTAATAAAGTGCAGTTAGTAAAAGTACCTGACAAATTGTTTGCATTTAACATACTAGTTGGAAATGTTATGGCTTCTAAATTACGACAACCAGAAAATGCACTAGCAAGACTTGTTATAGAGTTTTGCGCACCTGCTGCCCAGTTAACTGTTTTTAATCCTGCACAACCATTAAATGTCTGAGAGAAACTTCCTATAGTTAACGTTGAAGGAATTGTTATTGTCTCTAATCTATAACAATTAAAAAATGCATTAGCAAAACTAATTCCTGATGATGCAGTTAAAGGTAAAGTAACATTAGTCAAAGAATAACAGCTAGTAAAAATATTTGCTAATGTAGTACATGAAGGCATATTTGTTGGAAGCACACATCTTATTAAGCTTGTACAAGATCCAAATGTTTGTGAAAATGTACTTGCATTTATATTTGATGGAAATATAACACTTTTTAATTGTTGACAATTTTGAAAACAGTTTGTAAAATCAAAAGTAGGTGCTGAAGAACCTGTTGCGGGAAAATATACATTTTGAAGATTAAAGCAACTTGTAAATGCAGCATTAAAATTTATTGCTGCTACTACAGTAGGCATACTAGTAAATTTAACCCATTCTAAATTATAACAGTTTCCAAGCGCAGCATTAAAATTTGTGGCGAGATTTATAGAAGGAAATGTAATATTTCTTAGATTAACATTTGCATTAAAAGCATTAAAAAATGTAGTAACACTGTTTAATGTAGTTGGTAATATTATACTTTTTAAATTAAAGCAGTTTTGAAATGTAGTACTAAATGTAGTTATTGACGTTGCATTAGATGGTAGTACTATTTCATCTAAAAGGTAACAATTTAAAAAACAGCTTGCTAGATCAGTCAATGATGCTGCTGATGTAGGCATTACTACTTTTCTTAACCCAGTGCACCCTGAAAACATATTATTCATACTGGTCCAAGTAACAGTTGATGCAAATTTTACATATGTAAGATTGTTGTAATAACTAGGAGAAGTTGAAGCTCCTTGCGCTGCATAATATGTAGGTGTTGATACAGATGGTGTTCCATCTCCATAATATACTTCTAATACTCCACAGTTTTGAGTACTAAAGTTAACACCTGAAATAAAAACAGAAGTGATTTGACATGTTTGCAAAACTGATACTCCTGTTCCTGTAAAGTATACTCTTATTTTAAATGTTGTATATCCTAATGAACAAGGAGTTCCTGTTCCTGGTGTATATGTTTTATTAGTTGTAGTAGATCCTGTAGCAGAAATAGTTGTTGTTGTACCATCTCCCCAATCAATTACCATATCTTGAGAACCTGAAGTTCTTGCAAAGTTCGTTCTTAAACTGCAATTTGAATCCCCTAAGTCAGACATTAAAAACTGAACCTCATTCGGAGCATCTGTAATTACTGGCCAATCAACGGGTCTTGTCCATGCAGATTGACCCTGTATTCTTCTAAAATAATTTTGTACTGGTAAATTAATTGCCATAATTATACTGTTGGAAATATTGTTATTTCACCTAAGATATTATTTTGAGGTGGAAATAAAGAGTAGAATGTACAACTTCCTGCTGCTACATCTACTTCAGGTAGCATACCACAAGTAGTTACTTCGCTGTAACTTGCATTATCAGGTGTAAAGTCAACTCTTGTATTCACGGTAATATTCACATTGGAGAATGTGTAAATATAATAACTTCCTGATAAAGTCCAACTTCCTACTGCTAATGTTTGAGCTGTAAGTTTATAGATAGTTCCTCCACCACCTCCTCCTCCATACTGAGGAATATTCAATGTTGCTCCTACTAATGTAGCTGGACCACTTGTTCCAGTAGTAGTTAATGTTATTGCATTTTGTTTACCATTGAAAACACCCCAATCAGCAGAGCTTAATGCTCCTCTATTAGTTGCCGATGCTGTAGGTAAATTAAAAGTATGAGTGTCAGTAGCAGATGATATATTAAAATCTGTTCCTGTTGTCCCTACTGCAAGATATTGTACCTGAGAACTTAATCCATTTAAAGCAGTTAATCCTGTTGAAAATGTAGTAATAATTTGAGATAAGTGACTATTCTCAGTATGCATAGTTATTGTCCTGCCGCTATGAATAACATAAAATCTAACTGCTAGCCTATCCGTTGCAAGTAATGTAGTAGCAGGTACTGCTAATGCTGTAAAATATAAATCTATACTTGTGCCTCCTGTAATATTTTCAGGAGTTGCTGAATTTGATGCTATTAGTGTAAAAGTAGTACCATTGTATTTATATAGTTCAATATAAAACCGTGGACTTCCTCCTCCTGATGATGCGCTGAAATATGTTTCAAAATTCCAATTCCCTGCAGGTATTAATAATTTATTTGGATCGCCTACATCTGTGATGAATTGAGCAATATAACCATCTGCATTTATATTAAAATCTGTTCCTGCACCAATTACAGGAACACTATTAATTTCTTTATATGCAACTCCACCTAAGGTACCTTGAGATACACTACCATTTAAGTAATATGAAACAGAAGCTCCTCCGCCTGTTGAAGTAGGGAAATTTGCTAAACTACCATCTCCTCTGATATATTGACTAGCAACACCTGCTCCTGTGACTGCAATTGTTCCTGCTCCAGTAACTGGACTACTTGCTACTGCAAATGCAGATGGCATAGATAATCCTACTGACGTTACAGTACCTACACTCCAACTTCTATCTGCACTTAAGTCTTGAGTAATTCCATTAATAGTTATATTTCTGCTTGCTGCGACCCCTCCAAGACCTAATAAAGTATAAGTAGGCACATTTAATGTAGCACCTATTAATGTAGCCGAACCTGAAGATCCTGTAGTTGTAAGAGTTATTGCATCCTGTTTAGCATTCCAAGTAGCAGCTGATGCTATTCTTGAGTCTGCTAATGTACCCGTCCATCCTAAAGTAAGTGATACACCTTGTAATAAAGCTGTACTAGGAGATCCTCCTAATGTAAGCGTTACGTTAGTGTCGTCAGTCTTTGTTAAGGCAGATGGTGTTACTGTTGGAATAGTTGGAAATGTTTGCCAAGTTTTATCTCCTCTCCAGTATTGAGATATTGTACCTGCTGTAATAGTAGGCTCTTTAGCATTTAATGCTGCTTGTAAATCTGTCTGTGCAGACAATGAACCCGTAATACCTCCCCAAACAGCTGATGCTGATACTGTCCATGAACGATCCGTAGATAAATCTTGAGTAACTCCGTTAATAGTAATTAATCTAGAAATGGGAACAAACCCTGCTAATGCACTATATTGTACAAAAGGATTTGCACTATTATTAGTAAAGTCACTTAAATCATACATTAATGGATTAATAGTAGATCCAGTTATAATATTTACTTCAATAACAGTTGGTGTAGCATTAATTTCAAAACTACCTACTTCTGAAACGCTAATTTCTACGCGCTCTTCCGTAAGTCCAACTGATATATCAATAATTTCACTCATCGTGTAATATCATTTACAACTGTAAATTGTCCAGAAATCCAAGTTCTAACTTCTCCTGAAGGAAAAGTAATTTCAATATCGTAAAGATAGACATTAGCTTCTAATGTCATAATCATTTGATTAATTTTAAAAGCTCCAGTTAATGCACTAGTAATAGTAATACCTGCATTAGCTACAGAAGTTAAATTTAAATATACTTGAGTACTAGGACTTTTACGCAATTGCATGTGAATAACAGCACCTGTTAAGTCAATAGGAATTCCATCTTTATTTATTTGAAAAGGGACTTCATTAAAAGTGTCTCCTTTTTTAGTAGTAAAGTTTAAAGTATTCATTAGAATGGGCTTGGTGTTTGTTTTGGTTTGTAAGTAATTAACTCAAGATCTTTTATCCAAAAGAATTCCTTGTTAGTGCAATACATTATTTCTTCTACTGAAATAATCCAATTATCATAAAAATCTTGAATAGGGTTAAAATAACTGTCAGCAGAGTAAGGTTTACCAGTAATCTCGTTTTTCTGTTCTTCTGTTAATAAACCTACTAATGTAGTTACGTCCTCTGTTGTTATGTCTGCTAGTTTCATACTTGTCTTGATAAGGCTGTTTGGAATGCTTGTACTCGTGTGTAAAAGTTTGCTGCTTCAGTATCTGTTAATCCATCTCCTATTGAAGCAAAAGCATATTGTTTAGAAGAAAAATTAGTTGTTCCAATACTCCCTATTAGTAAACTAGAAGTAGCTAATGAACTTGATTGTACTGCATTAATTAATTTACTTGAATTTTTAAAACCTTGAACAGATGTGTTATTAATTCTTGATGCAATGTAAAAACCTAATCCATTTGATACAGTAGCAGATGCTAAATATAACCCTGCATTTTCTAAGTTTGCAAAAAATATATTACCATTATATTGAGTAATTAATGAATAATTTCCTCTTGCTATATCATAACCTACATATGCTGTTGAAGGTGTATTAGTTCTTGAGTATACGGATAAATGTGAAGATGATATAGATAAAGATGTGCTTGGTATTAATAATGTATCAGCATATCCATTAGTGCCATTAGGAGTTGCACCTGTACTTGAATGTGTCCATCCTCCGTTAAATACTAATCTAAATGCAGCGTCTAAATCTCTAGGGTCTTTTAAGTTGTATTTGAATTGTGATGCGATGTAAGCTTGTTGTGAAGTTGCTATTGGTTGATATGCTGTTAACGTTCCTACTTCACTTTGAGCGCCCCAAATGTAAGTTGATTTTCCGTTTACTGCAGTAAAGTTATATGCTCCGTTTCCGTCTACGTGACGAATAGATAAGTAAACTGCACTAGCATTAGGCATCACGCCTGTTACTGAAACACGATACCACCCATTACCTACGTTAGTAATTGAACTTGATGTGTAACTTCCTATAGTTGCATTTGCAGTTCCTAAAACTCCGTTCTGTATGTCTACCCAAAGACGTACACCATTTTGTGCGCCACCATTCCAAACTTCTAAAGTAATCCACTGAGCATTGTTATACTTTAAGTATATACTATTAGTAAAGGTTTGATTAGTTGATGTCGCTACAGGGTTTGCATTATATAAAGCATGATTAGCATTTGCAGTTGTTGTAGCAGTTGAAGCAGTTAAAGTGCCATTAGGAGAAATAATTGTGTTTGCAGTTGTAGTCATATTACTTCTACCCCAATTGGCATTACTAACATAATCTTCAGTATATGAAGATAAGTTTCTATTGTCTGTAGCAAACGGATAAATAGCTTTCATCTTTGTCCATAAGCCATCTAACTGAAGACCGTTTACTAAAGTGTTAAGAGCCGCTATTTCAGTAACGCCTGTAATACCAGCAGCAGTAATAAATGCATCTGTGTCAGGATTAATGCTTCTGGTACCTAAAAACAAATTAGTGTTATAAGGAGTATATGCTAAACCGTAACTCATCTTATCTTCTTACTGCTAATACAGAACCACTTGTTAATTGAATACCAGTAATAAACTGTCCTCGGCCCCAAGAAATAATAGCACCTGCTTTTACAGCTGTTGCGGGAGTAGTAACTAAAGAACTGAGTACATTAGCTCCTGCTACAGAAATACTAGAAAAAACTGTATTTTCTAATACTACAATTGATTCAAATTCTCCTGTTACTGCAGTAGCATCATTAATAACTAAAGTAGAGCTTCCGATCATACTTTGTTTTACTAATAATTCTTCTTGGCCAGTTACTTTTGCGGCAGTATTACTAGGGCCTCCGTGGATTTTGACTTCTCTATTCGGCATGATTGTATTTTTTAAATATTAAATTAAAGCATTAATTACTAATAATTTTAGTAATTGCTGTTTTTTGTGTTTTTGTTAATGCATCTACAAACCAATCTTTAGACATCATGATGCGTAAGTGCTCAATATTTCTTTCAATTGTTTCTGCATCTTCTACTGCTAGATTAATTAGTTCTACGCTATCAAATGCAGCAGATACGCTTTGAGCAATTTGCTCTTGAGTTAAATTTTCCATTATCTTAAAAGTATTTTTTCAACAACTCCATTAATTACTACTGTCCAAGTTTTAGTACTTACTACAGTTTCTGTTGTTACTGCTCCTGCATTATATCCAGCAGATCCAATAACAAACTGATTATTACCTGTTGCAGTAGCACTTCTACCTATTATAACTGAGTTACTAAAGTTTCCTGTATTTACAGTGTGACCTATAGCAATATTACCTGAGCCAGTAGTATTTCCTAAACCAGCTAAATAACCTAATCCAACATTTGCAATACCTGTTGTATTACTACCAAATGATGGTGAGCCTACAGCAGTATTTTCTTTACCTGTAGTTGTACTATTAAGTGCACTTCCACCAATTGCTACGTTAGCAGTAATAACAGCTGATTGTCCAATTTGACTTGCTAATGCTAATGAACCAACAGCAACAGAATTATTACCAATAGTATTATTTTGCAAAGCACCATTTCCAATGGCAACAAGATCATTACCAAATGTATTACTTTTTAAAGCTGATGGGCCAAAAGATACATTCGAATTAATATCTCCTTTACCATTATTCCAAATTGTTTTGTCAGTTTCATTATATTCTAACCAAGATGGTAAACTACTTACAGGAGGAGCAAATGGTATAATAATTCCGTTATCATCTTTATAAGATAATCTACTAGTATTTCTATCAAAGAAAATTTCTCTTCTTAATGCC